ACTAATCATTTGACTAACTTGGAGGGCAGGAATGCCCTCCCTTTTTCACACATTATGGAGTAGATTATGGCAAAAGCATTTGATGCGAGTAAATTTCGCAAATCAATTACAAAATCAGTTCCAGGTATGTCAGTTGGTTTTCGTGACCCTGACACTTGGGTATCAACAGGTAACTACTGTCTAAACAAGTTGATTAGTGGCGACTTTCACAAAGGTATTCCACTGGGTAAAGTAACAGTTCTAGCAGGTGAAAGTGGTGCAGGTAAGTCTTATATTGCGTCAGGTAACGTAGTAAAGAACGCACAGGATCAAGGTATCTATGTAGTTCTGATTGACTCAGAAAACGCACTAGACAACTCTTGGTTGGAAGCACTTGATGTAGATACAAGTGAAGATAAACTTCTTAAACTAAACGTAGCAATGATTGATGATGTTGCTAAAATCGTTTCAGACTTTATGAAAGAATATCGTGCTGATTATGGTGACGCAGATGAAGCAGACCGTCCTAAGGTTCTATTCGTGCTTGACTCACTAGGCATGATGCTAACACCAACAGACGTTGACCAGTTCAATAAAGGTGATATGAAAGGTGATATGGGTCGTAAGCCTAAAGCACTATCAGCACTTGTTCGTAACTGTGTGAATATGTTTGGTGACTTTAACGTAGGTATGGTAGCAACTAACCACACATATGCGTCACAAGATATGTTTGATCCCGATGATAAGATTTCAGGTGGCCAGGGCTTTATCTATGCGTCAAGTATCGTTATCGCTATGCGTAAGTTGAAACTGAAAACAGACGCAGACGGTAACAAGACATCACAAGTACATGGTATTCGTGCGGCATGTAAGATTATGAAGACACGTTATGCGAAGCCGTTCGAAAGTGTACAAGTAGAAATCCCATATGAAACAGGTATGTCTCCTTATTCAGGTCTACTTGAATTCTTTGAAGCAAAAGGTCTTCTTGTTAAGCAAGGTAATCGTCTAAAGTATGTGACCAAATCTGGTGAAGAAATGATTGAGTTCCGTAAAAACTGGACTGACGAAAAACTAGATGTTATCATGGCAGAGTGGAATATGGAAGATATCGATGCTGAGAAGCACGGTCTTGAATCACTTCAAGTAGATGATAATGGCGAAATCATCGATGAAAACGCAGAACTTAATGGGGTAGAATAATGGCTAAATATCAATCGACAAAACGTTACGGACATAACATAGGATTGTCGGCGGTATTTCGTCAGCCTCATGCAGACCACTCGCATTGTAGATTTCTACATGGATACAGTCTTGCATTCAAATTTACTTTTGGGTGTAATGAACTGGATCATCGTAATTGGGTCGTTGACTTTGGTGGACTTAAAACACTTAAAATGTGGTTAGAAGAAATGTTCGACCACAAAGTAGTTGTTGACAAAAACGATCCTATGCTATATAAACTAAAAGAACTAGAATCAGTAGGACTTGCTGAACTTACAGTATTTGATGGTGTAGGTGTAGAAAAGTTTTCTGAACATGCATTTAAGAAAGCAGATGCACTAGTTCGTGAAATGACAAATAACCGCTGTTGGTGTGTATCCTGCGAATGTGCAGAACATGGTGCAAACTCAGCAATATATGAGGCATAAAATAATATGGCAATCGAAACTGATTTTATCTTTGAATTATGGGAAGCAATGAAACCTCTGGTTCCCGCTAAAGATAAATTAGAAGCAGCAGAACGCATCATTAAGATGTGCGATGATTACGGTATTTCAAAAACCGATTTAGAAGACATGATTGAAAACGATAAGATTCTTGAAACTGCGTTTGATAGATATTTCGTGGACGATTATGATGAAGACGAAGACGATGATTCTTGGGATGATTATGACGAATGAGTTGGTACCGTAAAGTAGTTCAAGATTGGAACCACATACCTGCGTGTCTAGACCACTTTGAAAAAGAACTAGCAGAAGCACGTACTGAGGTTAAGATTAAAGGTAATGTAGAGCGTAACTCTACAGAACTTCCAGCATATGTTGAACTACGATTTTCTCAACTACAAGAGATCGAAGCTATCCTAGAACATCTAAATATAAGTTTACGCAAGAAGCGTAGCGAATACCTACGAAAGTATCTGGAGAACTATAACAAAGCATTATCAAGCCGTGACGCAGAAAAGTATGCAGATGGTGAAGACGAAGTTGTAGGAATTTCAGAACTTATCAACCAAGTAGCATTCATACGAAATCAGTTTCTTGGTATTACAAAGGGATTTGAGATTAAACATTTCCAACTGAGTAATATCATTAAACTGAGAGTAGCAGGAATGGAAGATGCAGATATAAACACTAGATATTAAGTATGGAGCAATGTGTGTAAATACATTGCTATTTTGGAGATAAAAATAATGAGTAATATTCAAGTTACTAAAAGGGACGGAACGAAAGAAGAACTAGACTTAGAAAAAATGCATAAAGTTGTATTCTTTGCTTGTGATGGCATCAACGGTGTATCACCAAGTGAAGTGGAGATTAAATCTCATATTCAATTTTTTAATGGCATTACTAGTTCTGAAATTCAAGAAACCCTTATTAAGAGTGCGGCTGATTTGATTAGCGAGGAAACTCCTAACTATCAGTGGGTCGCAGGTAACTTGATTAACTATCATATTCGTAAAATGGTATACGGTGACTTTGAACCATGTCATATTCTTGACTTGGTAAAGTCTAACATTGAACGAGGTTTTTATGATCCAGCATTATTAGAAGATTATTCAGAAGAAGAATGGGATAGAATTAACGGTTTCGTCAAGCATGAACGTGACTTCAATATCTCATACGTTGGAATGGAACAGTTTCGTGGCAAGTATCTAGTTCAGAACCGTGTTACGAAACAACTATATGAAACACCACAAATGGCATACGCTCTTATTGCGGCGACACTTTTCAGTCAGTATCCTCGCAACGAAAGAATGCGTTGGGTGAAAGATTATTATGATGCGGTAAGCAACTTTGATATTTCACTACCAACGCCAGTTATGGCAGGGGTGCGCACACCACAGAGACAATTTTCGTCCTGTGTCCTAATCGAAACTGATGACTCGCTTGATTCAATCAATGCGACATCAAGTTCAATCGTAAAATATGTTTCACAAAAAGCTGGTATTGGCGTTGGTGCAGGTTCAATTCGTGCTATCAACTCACCTATCCGTAACGGTGATGCGTCACATACAGGTGTTATTCCATTCTAT